CTAAAGGAATGTCTACTCCCTTCAGAACTTGTTTCGCAAGGCATGAATTAATTCATGCCAGCAAGTTTACTTGCCTTACAAAGTAAGCCTCGTAGAGGGTGGGTATGCCATATTATTTAAAATATGGATTTATTCCGATTGATGAAGAAGAACAAGATATATTAAAAATAAATAAACAAAAATTTTTAAATGATCCAAAGTTAACAAAAGAGAAATTTATTAATTATTTTATGTATCGTGATTTCGATGAGGAAAAAGATAAAAAAATGCTAAATTATATTAATTCTATGTTAATACCAAGGTTAAAAGAAAATAATTTAATTAGTAATATTATTAAATCAATGATAAAAGATAAAAATAAAGAATCGTGCAAATTATTATATCATATTTATATGAGAATATACTATGATGTAAAGTACATTGAATATACAAATAAAGGGTTCGAATTAGATTTGAAAAAAAATGATGTTATAAAAACAAGTAAATAACTTTTTTATAAAAATTGTATGTAAAAATAGGATACATCGAACGTGTGATTTTAACAGACAGTTTTGGAATTGAGATATTTGTAAAACCCCCATTATATAAAATATTGTTGTTAATGACTTTTTTAGAAGATAATTCAGTTAATAATTTATGTTTATCGTCACGTTTGCCTGCTTTGCAAAAATATAATAAAACATTAAAAAATTGACAAATATTTAAAATAATGTAAATAAAATAAACAACATGACATCAAAAAATAAACTTGTGAACACCAATCAATGTGAAATATTTATTTATATTTTAGAACTAGAAAATAATAAATATTACATTGGAAAAACAAATAATCCTACATTTAGAATTGAATCACATTTTAATTTAAATGGTTCATCATGGACTAAAAAATACAAACCAATAAAATTAATTAAATTAATTCCTAACTGTGATGATTATGATGAAGATAAATACACAAGAATATATATGGATAAATATGGCGTTAATAATGTAAGAGGTGGATCATATGTTCAAATTAAACTTGATGATAACACTATTGAAAATTTAGAAAGAATGAAAAGAGGAACAAATAATAAATGTTTTACGTGTGGTAAAGAAGGTCATTTTTCAAATACTTGTCCAGATAAATATCAAACAATTGATGAAACTTATGATGATTATTCGCAATATTTTATTAGCGAATGCAAAAAACTCAATAAAGATGATGCAAAAATTCTTATGCCTGAAGAAATTTTATTAATAATAAATAATAATGATATAACGAGCTTTGGAGATATTAATGTAACACATTTATATGGATTCTGTCAGACAATAAATAAATGTCAACCGGATCATTATATTTGCAATTACCGAAATGGTATAAATTATGAACATTTTATGACAGGTCTTTTGTACATATTAAAAAATAATCCAAAATTTTGTGATAAATGCAACAATGAAATTAAAAATTGTATTTGTTGTAATAAAAAAAATTATAAACAAATATCAAAACAAAATTCAAAAGATAATTCAAACGATAATTTGCAATGTGATTTAGATGATGATTTAGATAATTCAGATAATTCAAATGATGATTCTGAATATGAAGTTTATTGTTGCGATTATTGTGACAAAGAATTTGAAACATTAAAAGGAGCAAGATATCACGAAAATATGTATTGTAAAAATAAAAATAAAAATACTAAAATAAATAAATCAAAAAATGCTATTAAAAAAGATGTATTTTGTTGTGATTATTGTGATAAAGAATTTGAAACAATAAAAGGTAAACAATATCATGAAAATATGTATTGTAAAAATAAAAATACTAAAATAAATAAATCAACACATAAAGAATTTAATTGTTATTATTGTAAGAAAACATTTAAAACATTGCTTGGAGTAAAAAATCATGTAAAAATGTATTGTGAAAATAAATAAATATTAACGAATTATTTATGTAGTGAGACATATTATAAAAGAACGAATTATATAAAATATTATTATCAAAAGTTTTTTTAAGAACAATCACTAATTGAGAAAAATTCATAATCTTTTTCTTTAAAAAATAATTTTAATAATAGTTTATTATGTTATTAAAAAAAATATATAATTTATTTGATAATAAAATTAATAATAATGAATATTATTATAATGTTGAAAGATATATTCCAGTTGGTGATGATGAAAATATGCCTTGTATAAAAATTGAAAAATAATGCAATTAATGCAATTAATGTAATTAATGCAATAATATACATATGACAACAAAAATACCGTTTATTAAATCATATTTGGAAGAATATGAAAATGACAACGAAATACAAAAAATAATAGAAGAAAATGAATGTAACATAATAGCGTACTCACAAATAAAAGAAAATACGAATTTAAATGAATATGATTATATAATTATTGTAGGTAAAAATGAATTAAAAAGAATAGCAAATAATGATTTAAAATTATATGAAAATTACAAAGATAAATTATTTTTTATTGGAAATTATGTTGATTCATATAAAAAATACAAAGATTATAAAAATATTTTACACGAAATAAAATCAGGATTAAATATTGACATTCACAAAAACTATAAAATAAAAATAAATTTATCAAATTTAGTGCAAAATATTTCATTAAATGAAATTAATTACAAAGACCAATACAGAGAAGAAAGATATGATAGAAGTAAAAATAATAATATTATTAAATATTTGCCATCATCCATAAAACAAATAAATATTAGTTTTAAATACACTGAAAATGTATTATTTAATAATTTGCCAAATAAAATTAAAATAACATATTTACATCTTCCAGTACTAAGTCATAAAAATATTAAATTATCAATAGATACTATTTTAATATATAAACGTTATAATTTTATGGATTATGAATTTTTAAGTCACCCCACTTATATATTTGACAAAGAAGAATTTAAGGAAATTTTAAGCATAAAAACAAAACAAACTTATGTAACAATATGCGGAATGATTTACAGTTCCGGTATGCACAAATATAATCAAATAAATAAATTAATAATAAAAAAATATGACAATATTGTGCAATTATTAAGGCATGTTTGTAAATATAAATATTTTAACAATGACAATGAAAGCAATATAAAATGCTGCAAAAAAAAAAATATGCGAAAATAAAAAATATGCATGGAAAATAATTTCCAATGATTTTATTGAAGATTTTATGATTGATTTTTCACACACGTCACATCATAGTTTTCAATCACTTTTAAAAAATATTAATACTGGAATAAAAGAAAATAACAATGTAGATAATTTTATAAATTATACTTATGATTATATATTACATTTTTTATATTAAAAATTGATTATTAGATTACTTTAATAATTAATAATATATATTTATGCCAATTTGTAAGGGAAGAATTTCACATGTTGCAAGAAACATGAACATATGGAAAATTACACTGATGATATGATAACAAATTCATCAAAATGTACAAGATGTTTTAAATTTTATGAAAAAGAAAATAACTATTGCGACCATTGTTTAGAAATGGCAAAGAAAAATAAGAACAAACTTAAAAACGAAAAAAATATAATTTGTAAAGGAATTGCACAAAATGGAACAGGTTGCGAAAAGAAAGCAATTGATGACACTGAATATTGTAAAAATCATCAATACATGAAAGATTATACAGATAAAATGTTTGAAAATTTAGAAATTTGTTCTGGATGTAAAAATAGATATCATGGATTAAATGGACATGTTTGTGATAAATGTAAAAACAGAGGAAAAACAAATAAAATCAAAATTGAAAACGAAAATAAAGTTGTAACAAATGATAATAAATGTGAATATGATGACTGTGAAAATGAAAAATACAAAGATACAGATTATTGTAAAACTCATAAAAAATACATAGTTGAAGATTCAAATATTAAATTAGGAGAAACTCATAAAAGATGCAGTAATTTTGAAAGAAGATATTGTAAATCATTTATTGGAATTAACGATAAATTTAACATGTGTGAAAAATGTAGAGAAAATGATAGAAATCAATCAACAAAAAATAAAATAGTGGAAACAGAAAAAATTATTCCAATAAAAAATAAAGCAACAGTAATTGATAATTTTGGTTCATTTTATAAAACTTCAGTTGGTAATAAATTAAATGAAAAAAAATCAATAAAAATAAAATTGTTGATAAAGAAAATGATAAATCAGTAAATAAATTAACAGAAAAAGAAATGACAGATGAATTAGAATCTATTTTTGAAAATGTGACTAAAATTATTAAAGATAATGACAATGATTATGATGCAGAAGAAAAAGTTTTTCAAAAATATGTGTCACAAATAAAGAACTATGAAGATTTCATAAGAAGAATAAAATATGTCGATAAAGATGGAGAATTAAATAAAGAAGGTGGATTTGTTAAATGCAACAACGGTAATCATTGTAAAGGCTTGGGAATATTATTAAAAAGTGGAAATTATAAAGTTGGATGTAAGTTTTTACCAATGTGTTGTTTTAATGAATCCGGAAAAATAAGAAGTAATTGTATATTTTGTAGAGAAGTTGGAAGACAAAAAGATAGTAAGAGAGATAAAACTGATGATAGAATAAAATGGAAAGAAGATAATTATGATAAAACAATAGAATCATGGAGAAGATCTAGAGCCAAACAGATAGAAGAAAATGGAGAAGAATATAGAAAGAAGAATGCAGAGAATGCATCAAAACATAGAGAAAATAATCCTGAACAACAAAAAGAAATAAACGAAAAAAATAGATGTGATAAAAATAAACTTTATTATTCAAACATGGCAAGTGCAAAAACAAAGGGAATTCTGGTTGAAATAACAAAAGAAGATTATTTATCAATTGGAAAAGGTAAATGTTTTTATTGTAAGGAAGAAGATGCAGACAATCGAGGATTTAATGGTATTGACAGAATTGACAGTGTCATAGGATATGAGCATGGAAATTGTGTTGCATGTTGTATAATGTGTAACTTTATGAAAAACAATCTTAAATTGGACACTTTTTTAAGAAGAATTGAACATATATTGACTAATTTAAAAATAATAGATGGTAAATTATATCCAAATAGTTTTGACAACTGTATTTCGCAAAATTATTCTAAATATAAAAATAAATACAAAGAGAGAAATGAAAAAGATAAATTTAAATTTGAGTTATCAAAAGAAGAATTTGATAATATAATTAAAAAAAAGTGCTACATTTGTGGAAAAAAATCACAGAATAATAATATTAATGGAATTGATAGATTTGACAACAGTTGTGGATATAATATTGAGAATTCAAGATCATGTTGTTCATGTTGTAATTATTTAAAGAGAGAGTTTGAATATAATAAATTTCTTGAAAAATTGGAAAAAATTTATAACAATAAAATATTAAAAAACAATAAAGTAAAAATTGAAAATTCTAACGACAAAAAAAGTGACAAAATAAATATTGACAATTTTAGCGACAAAAAATGTGACAAAATAAATATTGAAAATTTTAATGAGAATAGTGAAAATTGTGATTCTGATTCTGATTCTGATTCTGATTCTAATTCTGATTCTGATTTTGATTCTGATGAAGAAATAAATGATAAAATAATAAAAAATTGTAAAAAAATAAAAGACATGACAATTGATGAACTACGATTATATAAAACAAATAAAAAAAGATCAGAAAGAGCACAAAAAAGAAAAGAATTAGGAATTGAACCAAAGAAGAAAAAAGATTTAGACGAAATAAGAGAAAATAATAGACTAAGAAAACAAAAATATAGAGAATCAAAGAAAAAATTAAAACAAGAAGAAACACTTAATAAATACAATGATAAAGAAAAAAATGATAAGATATGTAAAGATATTTTAGACAAAAGAAAACTAAAAAGAGAAAAAGATAAGCAAATATAATATTCTTTTGCTTCACCCAAATGGGGAGCAATAAAGGAAATAAGGTTAACAAATATAAAAATAGTTTTATATTTATAAAAAATGTCCCACAAAAAAGACGAAATATTTATTTAAATTAATATGAAAAGTAATACTAATACATAATAATTTATTGTCCCACAAAAGTGTCGAAAATTAATTGGAATACGCAGTTCCTCCCATACCTGACATTATTCTCAATACATTATAATTTGTGTCATAAATGTAGAATTCAGAATTTGCTCCAACAACTGATAGAGGAGGAGGGTTTCTGGAAGGGTCAGAAAATGGAATTTCGGTATTTAGATCCAAAACGATTGTGGTATTGTCGATTCTGGATAAATTGCACGTCCCGCTTGGCTGATGTTGTTCGGGATGCAATGCAAAGGAATAAACGTTAGTTCCGGGAGCTGGGGTAGAGCTGTGATAGTTATAAGTTTGGATTAAATTGAAGTAAGCACCTTCACGTCTATCAAAACGATCATGACCATTGAGTTGGATAAGACCGGAATTGACAGTGTTATATTTGTTGTTGATCAACATACCGGAGACGGTAGGAAGAAGAGCCCAGATGTCCATAGGGGAGTTACCATTGGCAGAACCTTGAGAACTGAATCTGTTATCGGTCCAACTTCCAACGGGACAGGATACATCTCTGGTAGTAATCTCATGTTCCCAAGGTTTAACTTGGTAGGTAAGAGTACCAGCAGAACCTGTTCCATCACCGTTGATAACAGCATAGAAGACAACAATAGCAAATTTCTTAACATAATCACCAAGATTGTATGCAGCATTACTAGGGTTAGTGAATACATTCTTTCGGAAAAGGAAGTTAGCAGTATCAGTGGTGCTGGGGTTAGTTTGATCATAAAGCTGTTGAGCATAATAGCTGGGAGCGTGAGCATCATCAACACCTTGTCCAGCTTGAAAGGTAAAGACAGTAAAAGCGTTTTGTTTTTTGGTGTTGGTACCAACAGAGTTAACAACATTCCAGGCATCATAGTTGGAAGATGAGATGTTAACGATGGTATCACTTGAAGAATCAGCAACGCCAACAGTAATAGAACCACCGATAATGTTGAGTGCTGCGTAATCAAGAGCGTTAGACCAATCATTGGAGTTGGAATAACATAGGAAGGGAGAGTTTTGACTGATATAATCTCCGGATTTGATGTTCCAAATAAATTCCTTGGTAGGATGATTGAAGTTAAGTTTAACTCTTAGAGGGTTAGAAGTAACTGCTTCAACACCAGTAAATTGAAGTTGGTTAATCAAATATTCGTGACCGACTTGGGCAAATCTACGTCTTTCTTCAGTATCAATGTATACGTAATCTACAAGTAGAGAAGCGTCAGTGATGATTCCGTTTCCGTTACCTAGTTTACCTAGAGTTACGTTATTAGAATATACAATCAAATTTCTGAAATTTTCGAATTGGATCCAAAGTCTGACTTCATGATATTGCAGAGCAATAAGAGGAAGGGCTAGACCACTGTTGGTATTGCACCAAAAGATAAATGGTGTATATAAAGTATAATCTTGGGTAAAGTAACCTTGAGAATCGGGAGCTCTAAGAGCAGTTAATTCATCAATATCACCAACTAATTGCTTGTAAGCAGAATCGTTGTTGATATCTCTGGTTAATTCATGCCATGTGCTCATCCAATGACCATAGTGTTTGTCGATTTGGGATCCACCAATATCGAATTCAATATAATCAATAATGAAATTTCCTAGTTCTCTAATCCATGCGAACAAATAAGCACTTCTTTCAACTGGGTCAGAAGGAACATTGCTCAAAGAGACACGTCCTAGCTCAATTCTTAAGTACATTCTGCTCACCAAATCACCATTTCTAGTGATAAGAACACTTGCTCTTTTTCCAAAGTCCGCAGTACCGTTGAAAGCAAGTTCAACAGTCTCGCAGGCGAAGTTGGTATATCTTCTGTATACGACCTTGAAGAAAGTAATTTGAGGATTTCCTGTTAGATAAACGTCTTGCGCACCGTATGCGACCAATTGCATTAAACCGCCACCCATAGTGATATTATATACTAGTCTGAGAAAAAAAATATTTGTATTAATTTTAAATTCAAAATAAAATTAATAAAATTTATAACTATTTTTCTAATTAATCTATATTAATTTTACATTTTTTTAGTTATATTTTATATATTTTTTATACATTTTTAGTATACAATGTGTATATGAGTACACATTTAATTATAATTTGTATTTTTTATTTATGCAATTTTAATAAGTTTTTTAATTATGTATTTTGGTGTTAAATTATTATTAAAAAAATATACAGCACATATAAAATATTATTTTTTCATAAATTTTTAAAAATGGTCTATTCACCCATTAAGTGTTGTCAGATCCAAACGGAAACATTTCACAAATAGTATCAGTTGTAAAATATCTTCTATTCAATGATGAGTTTTTAAAATAATATCTATCAACTCCTAGATTATATTTAATTTAAGTTATGCTTTTTTTTATATTTTTCTATTTGTGCTTCAAGTTCTTTTAATATTAAAGAACGAACTGCTATTTTTAAATCATCAACACTTTTATAATTTTTTGGATCAACTTCTTCTAAAAAAATAACAGTAGCCTCTCTATTAAATTTACATGTGTTTATATTTTTATTGTATTTATTATTTTTAAAATCTATAATTGATGGGTAAAAAATACACAATGGTACAATATTAATATTATTACGAACACTTTTCTCAAATATTTTTTTTCTAAAATCATGCATTAAACCATTGCTGCGATATGAAAGGTTGCCCTCAGCAAAAGAAAAAATATTTTCATTATTTTTTAATAAATGATTAATTGTGCAATTCATTTTTTTATTTTTTATTTTATCTTTTTTTTTACTAATGTATGGTATTAATTTATATTTATTTTCAATGTATTTATTTATTTGATGATATCCTATAATATAAGAATTATATAAAGACGATATTATTGATACATCAAGATTAGTTGGATGATTACTTATAATTATTTTATTTTTTATATTCTCATTATAAAATTTATTATTTTTAAATGTTATTTTGTTAAACATTGTTCTTCGAATACTTTTTAATATACGTTTTCTGAAATGACTATTATTATCTACAAATAAAATTAAAAATATTTAAAAAATCATAACAAATTGATAATGACGAACGTGTTTGTAATATTTAAATAACATAAACGATACAACAATAATCAATATATAAATAATTTTTTGCAACATTGTATTGACATTGCATTATAATTTAAAATGAGTATTAGTTGAATTTTAAATATTTTTACATATTTTAAAAATATCGTTTAAAACATTGAATTTTTAATAGATTTATATTGAATGAATCCAACACAATTTAAATTCAAACCCGACCGGATTAAATACACTACACGGGTTGACACTTTAAATGGCTCTTACAAAAAGGCCACTGATGAGTTCATTGAGAATGATAATAATCTAGAATCGATGAAGGAAAAGTTAGTAAAGTACAAAAACAAAATTGATTATTTAGACAAAAATGTTTCAAAAATTAAAGATTATTGTGATAAGAAATCGGAATTACTTGATCGAATAACAAAACTTGAAAGTGATATAAATCAAATTGAAAATCACACTAATGAATTGGATTATTTTTCAAAAGTTCACGGTGTTATTTTTAATTATTATAGCACATATGACAATCAAGATGATGAAAAAAATTATTCACATCAAGCTATTGAACATAATAAACAAAAAGAAGATGACAATGTTAATAAAAGAAAAAATGGTGAAAATAATGCGGGTGATGTTGTAGATGAAAGTAATGATAAATTTGTTGAACAGAATAACAACAAATCTAGTGATGTCAATGATATGAATGTTTCTAATTCAACTATTAGTAAATTATCAAAACTAAATAATATGTGTAGAAAAAAACGAAAAGAAAAAAAGGAAACAAAAAAAAGAATCAAAAATAGTGATAAGGTAAACAATTATAAAAAAAAAGATATTTTTAGTTATATTGATCCTGATCATGATATGGAGAAAGACGATGGGAATAATAAGGCGTCATTATTTAATGAATATAATGTATTGTTGAATGGTTTAAATAATGAAAAAATAATATCAAAAACATGTAAGACATGTGACGTTGATAAACAAATGATTTATAATGAGGGAATATATGTTTGTCCAGTGTGTCATATTGCAGAAACTTCAATAATTGAAAGTGAAGTTACTAATTATAAAGACCCAATGGTGGAAAAAACAACTTTTCCATATGATAGAAAAAATCATTTTCGTGAGTGGATTGACCTAAACTGCTCGCAAAAGTTAATTTTAAAAGAATTAACTAATCCCACTATTTTTTTACAAAAAATACTCACTAAAGTGAGGCAAACTTTGTTTGCTAGCAGCAGTTTGCTGCCTTACGTAGTAAGTTTTTAATTTATTAAAAAGTGGGGTGACATATCCAAATTGCGGGAACGATTTCGCTCACTTTATTTTATTTTATTTTATTTAAAATTGAAAGAGTGCAAAAAAATGTCAAATTACTACTTTATATTATTAATTTTATAAAGGAACACGATTAATTGTCGTCCCCAAATGGGTTGCAAATTTTATTTGTTTACCTTACAGTAAAAACATTTGATATTAAATTAATCCGCATCCAAGATTTCATGTTCTCATGGAATAAGGTTCAGAGACTAGATGGATATGGATCAACCTTGCTCACGTTAATAAACCAGTTGAGTGTGATAAAGGTTGGTTTAAGGTATAGTCCACCAATGGGTTGAGTCAATTACAGGCTAAAGAATCAAAGGAAATACCTCCGAACGTTATTGAATTAATAAAGTCGGAACTTAAAAAATATCGTGAAACAAAATTGAGTTATGCTAAGATAGATAAGGTGAAGAAAATTTTAAAAAAATTAAAATTAAGTGATTATTATGATCATGTCGTGTACATTATATCAGTCATTAATAAAGAACCTCCACCAAGTATTGATAGACAAACAGAAGATATATTAAATAAAATGTTTGATCTTATTCAAAAACCGTTTGAAGAGCATTGTCCAAAAGATAGAATAAATTTTTTATCATATGGATTCATTTTACATAAATTTTTTCAATTAATAAGTAAAAAAGATTATTGTAAATATTTCCCCTTGCTAAAATCAAGATCCAAAAGAAGAGCACAAGATTTAATTTGGAAAAAAATCTGCGCTTCTCCTGATCTTATTTGGAAATATTATCCAAGTGGCTAAACAAACAATGTTTGTAATTAAACAAACAATGTTTGTAATTAAACAAACAATGTTGACAATTATTATTTATTACTATTTAATAAATAAAATATAAATTATTTAATAATAATGCTCGGACTAATAACATGTGTTGGAATTGTTGTGTTTGAATTATTTGTTATAAAAAAAATTGGGGAAAATCCAGAAACTATGAATTCAATGAGGAGTAGCCAATTGTTACATCAATAAAAATTGATTTTTAAATATATTAAATATATTAAATATTATAATAATTTATTATTTAAAAATGGAAGATTTAGAAATTTGTGATGAACCAAGGGCTTGTCACACTGCTCATCTTGATAATTTATATTTTAATTTAATTAAAAATGGATCAAAGATAGCTGAATTAAGAGTTTATGATGAAAAAAGAAGAAAATATAAAACAAATGATTTATGGATTTTTAACAACAGAGATTCAGAAAGTGTAACATTAACAGTTATTATTAAAAAAATAAAAATATATTCATCGTTCGAGGATGCAATAATTGATGATGAAAAAAATTGTTTATTACCAAATATTGACACTGTTGATGAAGCTGTTGAAATTTATAATAGTTTTCCTGGTTATAAAGAAAAAAGTGAAACTGAAGGAGTTGTTAGATTTGATTTTATACTGATTGGACAACATAATTAAAAATTGAATATTTATTTATAAATAAAATGTTATCAAGAATATAATAACAATTTATTTTTTACAGCAATGTTTTCTTTTAATAATATTATTTCAAATTATTTTTTTTATTCGAATTATAAAAATAACTTATATGAAAATGAAAATGAAAACGATAACTTAACTGAAAAGGATTATTTGAATGAAAAAGATAACTTAATTGAAAAGGATTGTTTTGACAATAAAGATTATTTAGATGAAGACGAAAAATTTGTAAATAACATTTATCATTAAAAATATTGTCTTTTGTCAATACTTTCGATAAATAATTTTCCAATTGAGATGAGAGAATTAAATAATAAAACAACTGCAATAAAAGTGAGGCGATTTTTTGATACTAAAAAAGATGCAAACAATTATAAAAAAATATTAAAATTAAAAGACAAATATCATGAAATACATATAATTAAAGTAGGTGAATGGATATTTTTAAATGCATCAAATTTTGATGTTGTTCCAAACAGTAAAGATAAAAATCCAAAATTTTACTTGAGTTATTACAAAAATCCAAGTGATTTAAATGATACAATTGCGACTTATATAAACTATAAACTTAAAAAACCGTATTTTTAAAAAAATGATAAAATAAATAAAAATAAAACTGTAAAAATACGAAATAATTTTTTATTGTCAATGTTTGGAAGACGCCATTTGTCAAAGTCCAATCAAGCATTATTTAATGAAGATTTTTTTGCATTAAAAATTAAAGAATGTGTAAATACTAAGCAATTCAGTAATAGTAAAGATGCATTTGATATTTATCTTGGAGAAACTGGGCTTTGGACGCCACTAAATACAACAAATAATGAAATAATTTCGGAAGTAATAGTAAATAAATTGATGAAAGAATATATTGAATATAAAGAACTTGACAAATAATTTTTAATATAATACATATTATATTAAATGAACAGTAAATCAATTGAGCATTTTCAACATGAAAACGTAACGGTTGTTGATCAAAATTATATTAATCTTTTAAAATTAACAAAATATATATTAAATTTTCTAGTTATTTATTTAGTGAGTGTTGCGATTATTTATAATTATCCTTCCGTCAATATAAACCAGTTTATTTTAATTATTTGTACTATTAGTTGTGTATTATTTTATATTTTAGATTTAAGTTTTCCATTATGTAACATATAATTTTTAATTTAATTTTTTATTTAATTTATTTTAATTTTAATTTTAATTTTAATTTTAATTTTAATTTTAACTTAAAGAAGACGTCATTAATAATTAATTATTATGAGCCAAGAAGCACAAGAAGATTATCTAGATGAAGATAAAGCATTTAAAAAGCCAATAAAACACCAAAGATTTTGTGTAATTTCAATGCTTACACCAAATTGTTTTCCAGAAAAGAAGAGAGATGAATTCAAAGAACAAAAAATTTTGGGAGTAAAAATCAGAGGTGCATTTGAAACATATGAAGATGCAAAAGATAGAGCTGATGTTTTACAAAAGCATGATAAATATCATAATATTTTTGTTGGAGAAGTTGGAAAATGGCTTCCATTTGATGTTGATATTTCAAATATTGATACTCAAGATGATCCAGTTTACAGAGAACAATCATTAAATACTTATATGAAGGCATACAAGGAGTGTTTAGAAGAAGAAAGTGAAGAACAAAAAGAAAGAAAGAATAAGTCACTTGAAGGTGCGAACGTTGTCACTGGGAAAGACAATGTGTTAAAAGTAAAATCAGAAATAAATGAACCAGAAAAAGAATCAACAGAAACAGCTGATTCTGCTGAATCTGCCGAATCTGCCGAATCTGCCGAATCTGCCGAGCCAACTGAAACAACTGAATTTATGAATAAAAAGACAGTAGAAGAAAGAATGACAAGTACTGTAAATGAAAGAGATGATTTACAAAAACAAGTAAGTCAAAACAATGATGAATTGGATGGATTGAAGGGTAAATTAGATGAACTTAAAAACATGTTTGCGGATTTAAATAAATAAAAAATTAATTAAATAACATCATATTCGTCATCACTATTTTTATTATAATTATCATTTTTGATAACTATATCATCGTCAATATTTGAGGCATTGTTTATTTCAATATCAATACTTTCATAATCATCAACATCACTTTTAACACCATAATTTTCATTATTTAAATAATGAACATTTGTATAATCTTTTAACATATCATCATTGTTTTTGAAAAAATCATTTAACAATTTATCACAAATATCACTGTCCATATCAATGCCAATTTCACAAATATTAATCAATTCATCATTTATATTATTATTTTTATAATAATGTGCCAATAATTCGACAGATAAACCAGGAACATGAGTTTCATTTACAAGATCCTTGTTATTAAAATTTAATAAATATTCTTTTGACATCTGCAAATTTTCGTCCATATTAATTGATGACTTTAAATATTCAATATATTTATTATGTGGTATTGCGTGACTATAATCTTTACAAAGATAATATTTAGAAATTAAAAGACCAGTGTCTGCAGATTTAATTAAATAATGAACAAGCTTTGAAATACCATTAATGCTCTCATACAACATAAAAAAATTAAAAATCCATCATTGTTACCAAAATATCACATTTAAAATCAGTTATAGCATATCGATTAATTGCATCATAATTTGTATTCTTAAAAGATGTTTCAATAACTAATGCAATTGATTTAAACATATTTTCATTGTGTAAAATTGCTAAATTTACATAATATTCCATTTCAGTATAATTATATTGTTCTTTACATTCAAGTGCTTTTGCATATGCAAATGAATAATTATTGTATTTACTAAATAATTTATTTGAATTTTGTTCAAAATTAGTTTCATCTAATTTATTAACAAATTCATTCATCATAACATTTTTGGTATTTGTTTGTTTTTTGCGTCGAAAACATAAACAAAATAAATCTTTATTTAATAATAATTTTTTATCATTATTATTATCATTATCATTTTCACTCTCTGTTTCATTTTCATCATTAACATTGCGTTTTGATTTGATAGATACTTGATTACCCATTATGAGTATGTATATTATGTATTGTTAATTGTTATTTTATTAAATTATATTAAAAGTATTTATTTTAATTAAATAAATTTTAATCTTGATATTTTTGTACTACAACATGGACATCTTATATTGTGTGCAATTTTTACTTCTCCAGATGTTTTAAATTTTAATGAAAAAATTTTATATGGATATGCACATGATACGCAGATAATTGTATTTGCATTGCATTCAGGCAAAATTGATAAATTATTATTTTTATAACAAATAGCACATTTTGTTTTATTCTGTTTATTCTTTTTATTTAAAAATACATTATTTATGCTTTTTAATGTTTCTTTTCGTCTAAAATTATTGATTAACTCGAATTAATGTTGTTCATATCACAATAGAACTTATTATATTATAAATTACAACAATAATAATTAATTCAATTTTTTATTCACAAAAAATAAAAAATGTGTATAATATATAAAAATGGAACTGTTAAAAGGAATATTCATTTTAATATTTATGCTTGGAATTATAATGTTAGTTACGTATTTTGTTATCAAATCAGAATTAAAAAATAAATGTGATGATAAAATTATATATAAATATATTCCAAGAACATTAGAAGATAGTGAAAAAGAACCAGTCTTTGTTTCTCAAATTTTCAAAACAATGTTTACACAACCATCTATTTGGATTGATTCAATTTATAATGATTCTCAGAGAAGTAATCAATCACCCAATAAATATAATATTAGTCAAAAATAATGTATCCATTAATTTCATATATTGTCTTTATAAAACTATTTTTGCCATAATGTTTATCATATCGTGTATAATCGATAATAGGAAATGTTGAAAAATCGACATCGATTAAAACGTTGTTTATTCTTGAAACATAACAATTATTTCTGATAATTTCATCAAATTTATTATCAGAAATTTCTTTTATTTTGTGTGTTTTAATTTTAAATATTCTTTGTGTTGTTCGAAGATAAATTTCGTTGATCAAATCTTTTTTTGTAATATCAAAATAAATAAAACACTTATTCGATGTTAAATATTTAATTCTATTTATTATATATTTAATATTAATTTCATTATATTTATCATACATTTCAATAGAAGAAATTGTATTTATACAATCATCAATTGATTTATGAACGACATTGTCAACATAAAATTGTATTTGTGAGTTATTGTCATTCGGATTATCACATACATAATCAAATATTATTTTTGTTATTTTATTTTTATCAATTGAACAACAAATATTAATAATTGAATCAGAATTATTTTCAATTATTCTTAATCCATCAATTCCATGATCTCTGTCAGGGAATGAGATTCCAAAATTTATTTTAATGTTGTCATTTTTAAATTCTTCACGTTTAATAATACCGTTAATGTTATTATTAAATGCTATTAATAATTGTTTGTCATTAATATCTTTGATTTTATGTGTTAATTGTTTTTTAATTTTTTTAATAGAATGTGTGTTTCTAACAATATAATTTTGTAATTTTATTTTTTTTAATGCAGTAATCATTGGGTTATTATATTATATTTGCAATTATTTATATTATTTTATCTAACACATAAACAAAAATTATTTTATTTTATTTTATTTCATTTCATTTCATTTCATTTCATTTCATTTTTAATTTCATCAATTTTTTTAATAAAACTATTATTTCCATGATATTTTTCATATTGTTTAAAATCTATCACCGGAAATTTTGAAAAATGTGTTTTAAATGGGACGCCGTTTAAATATGACACATAATAATTATCATTATTTTTAATATTTTCAAGTACATCTTCAGTTAAAATAGTTTTACTTTTTAAATATCCCAAACCATACTGTGACGTTTTTACATATAATTTATTTATTAAATTAGAAATTGTAATATCAAAATCAATATAATGCCTCGTTGAAATTAAATATTTAATTCTATTAATTGTTGCTTCAATGTGAATATCGTCACCATATTTTTCATAAATTTTATTTAAATTAACATCACAATTATCATCGGTAAACGATTCGTCAAGTATTTTTAAAATATTATATTTAATTGTTTCATTATTATCACCAGGATATTTACAAATATAACAAAATATAATATCACGCATTTCATCTTTTGTCATTAATTTATTAATTTTTATTTGTAAATTTTCTGTGTTAATTTTATTTATTTTTTTATCAGTTTCTTCTTTTTCATATTCAACCATATGCTCATGATTTTGAAGAAATAAATCATGAGTTTGATCAAACATTCCCAGCATCACATAATTATTCATATTTATATTTTCAATTGGTGTCTCATTCATAATAATAATAATTGCTCTTAAAAGTCGCCTTATTTCATTTGATGATGGAAATTTTGAATTTTTTATATTTTTATTAACATCATAATTTATTTCATAATTTAATTTATCATAATAATCATGAAATTTAATATTCCATCCATCAACACAATAAGAACCATCACGTTGATCATAATGATATTTACATAACTGCAAATAATAAATAACGTCCTCAATACGTTCAATATTATAATCTTTATTAAACATAATCGCATCAGCAATATGATAATAGTGTGTATTGTATTTATATGGTACAATTTTATTAAATGAAGAATCATGTTCAATTTTACCATATCTTGAATTATAAATCACTTTATCAATTGGATTTTTATATTGGGAATAATATTCTTTTTTATTTAATTCATCAATTGTCATACATTTAATATCATCATAATGAACATAATTTCTATGACAAAAAAATGTTTTATAATTACCATTGATATTACTTGTTTTAATATGTTCAGATTCAATATGTCTGTCAATACTTTTTTCAATTTTATTTAATAATTTTGGATTTGTAATATTTGTAATATTTTTAATAATATTTTTTGTTTTTTCTTCATCAAGTCCATCACATTGTGTTGCAAATTTCATTATTGCACAAGACAATGTTGGTATGTATGTTATTGTTCGTCTAGCGTTAAATAACATTATTGTAATTATTAATATTCAATATATGGATACATATTCAATTTTTATATGTGTATGTATTTAATTAATCATCGATAACATTTTCACCATCTTTATTAATTTTATTAACAGTGAAATTCTTTTTAGCTTTTCCTTTGCCAGCAAATGTTTCAATATTGAATTTTTGATTTTTTCTTCTCCATTCTGGATTAAAATTATCAGTATGATTATTTACAAATTGTTTGCAACCCATCATAGCGACATCATCATTTGTAGCTCTAAACCAATAAATTTGACTGAGAAATCCACCGTCAGTATTTCGATTGTCAATAACCATACAACCGTGTTTTTTAGTTAATTCTTTGAATACTTGTCTAAAAGATTCAAAAGTTGGAAACATTCCAGCATAATGCTCATACAATCTTTTAAGATTTGAATAAAATTCTTCTTTCAATAAAAAAATATAATCAAAATTTCCTCTCAATTCTGGAGAAATACCAAGGGGAAATTGCATTGTTAACATATACATTAATCTATAATGTCTTCCATTAAATAATAATTCTAAAATTGGTTGATCTTTAGCCCAACTTCCCTTTTTACTCAAACAATCGTCCATAAGAATAAATCCTCTTGGATCAATATTTATTCCTAATTTTTGTTTATCAACTTGTTTTGCAAGCATTGTATCTTGTCTGTATAATAATTTTTCTATAATTTCACTTTTATAATCATAGTGTATATATGCGTCCGGAAAAAAATCAGAATAAAAAGGTGGATTTGCCATTCTTTCTGTTGGCGCAATAATAATTCCAACCGGAATATCTCTAAATTTTTTTAAAATAGCTCTACAAACCCATGATTTACCACTTGCTCTTTTTGCTATCATGACAATAGCAGCATGTTCACACATATTCATTAACATAAACTCGCTTATAGGAAGAGATGAATTATTTCCAACATCAACATTAATATTTGACATGTGTAGTATATTTTAAATAAACATAAAAATAATTGTTTAATAACATTATTTTTAATAAAATTAAGTTTTTAATTGAAATCTGATGTTCTTGCTCTTATAAGGCAAAAATATATTTTTATTTAAATATTTTTCATCATCTGAATTATCTGGTGCAATGACATTATTTGTATTATCAGTATTATTTGTATTATTAGTATTATTTGTATTATTAGTATTGCCAACATCATTATTTAATTTCATTGGATTTTTACTTAATTTTTCGTCATCATTTAATATTTTATAAATTTTTTGTTCTTTGACATCTTCAAAATTGTCATCATTATCATTATTGTCATTATTTATTATTTTATATATATTATGGTCAGATGATTGAATATCAAAATCAGAGTCAGTGTCCTCTGTGAATATAACTAAATTACAAATTAACACAATAATACACGTAATTAATAGTGGATTTACAAAATCTTCTGCTGAAAAATTATTATCCATTACTTTGTTATAATTTATAACAAAATAAATAGAAACAAAGATTACAATTATAATTAGTATAAAATAATTTTCGTAAATGTTCCTTATGTCTTTTAATATTAAATTATTCATTTATATAATAAACAAACATATTTTTGTTTAAATATTAATTTATTATTTCAGTTGCATATTATAATATTCGTCCATCTCATTAAATTTATTGTTTTTAGTTTTTTTATTTGAAACCATTACTAATTTACTTTTTACTCCCAAATCTTTTAATTTATTTTTTGATCTTATTGCTGGTGGACTTGAAAGCATTATTTTTTCATTTGAATTTTCGTTCACTTCAACGTCTTGTTCACCATCTTGATCTTGATCATCAACTTCTGCGTCCATGTTATTACCTCCAATTATATCGTCAAGTTCTTTAGTTTTTTGATCATCGCGTGATATAATGGTACTCATTGTTATTTCGGATTGATCATCCAATAATGCCTCAGTGTTATTTTGATTATTTAATTGTTTATTAAAATTATTCATTTCTCCTTGCGCATTAATAAACTGGTTAATATCGTTAGCATCGTCGACATCATCATAATCAGTCGCGTCATTATTACCGAAAGCTTCGTTTTTAATAATATTATTTGACGGAATATTACCATACTTTTTACTTGCCATAAAATCATTAACTTGATTTTTAATTTTATCAATTTCTTTTGAACTTTGTGATATTTTCACTGCAAAATTATTTTCAATATATTCTTCCAATATTTCATTATATGGTATCATTTTTATCATTGCAATTCTAATGCATGATGATATAATATCAGTAATATCTTTTTTATTTTTTGATGCAAATATATCGGGATGACTAATAAAATAATCAGCAGACACAACATGACATTTATGAACAAAATCTTTTACTGAAATTTTCTTAAAAAAATCATTATCTGAAAATTTAGACATTTGTGTTTCAGCATCCCATGTGACAAATAACACATAACTTTTAAATGATGCAGTAACAAGATTATCAAAAAATTCCGAACATTTTGAATTCATTTTAACTGCGAAATATTGTTTTTCAATTTCATGATTATTAAGATTTTCAAATCCAGCTAAAACGCGTTTTAATACCTGTTCAAATGTAATACTTTTTTTCTTTGCCAGTTTTGGATGAATTTGTTCAGAATATTTGTGCATTCCTTTTAATTGATAGTAAATACTTGAAGATAATATTGGTAATAATTGACTATGAAAATCATTTTTTAAACTTGTTAGATATGTGTAATCCATATTATTATGAATTAATTATATATTTTTATAAACAGTTTTAACCCCATAAAAATAAAACTATATCAATTTAAATAAAAAATTGAAAAAATTTTTAATATTTATTATTTAAGTAAATATCAAATAATAAATATTTAATATGGATAAAATTTTAGTCACAACTGCAATTTCTTATACTAACGGATCTCCTCATATTGGTCATCTATATGAATCTATTTTAGGAGATTTTATTAATCGAGTTTATAAAGTCACTTGTCACGAATCAAAGTTCTTGACAGGAACTGACGAACATGGTAAAAAAATTCAAGAAAAAAGTATCGAGTCACACATTGAACCAATTGAACTTTGTAATAAATATTCCACCGAATTTATTAATATGAATAATGCCATTGGTAACAAATATGATCATTTCATTCGAACAACTAGTTTTGAACATTTACAAGTTGTAATTCAGTCAATTAATCATATTTTAAACAATCAAAATGAAAATAATAAATTAATTTATTTGAGCAATTATTCTGGTTATTATAATGTTAGAGAAGAAGCTTTTATAACCGAATTTCATGCATCAGAAACAAATTTTATTGATCCAGTTACAGGAAACCCTTATGAAATCGTTAATGAAGAAACTTTTAATTTTAAATTAGAAAGTGGAATAGATGACATACATAAAACAATAAATAATATTATTCCCGAATATTGTCAACACACAATAAAAACACGAGTTGATGAAGGCTTGCGTGATGTATCAATTACAAGAACTACTTTTGATTGGGGAATACCATTTCCAATTGAAACAGAATCAAAACATGTAATATATGTTTGGTTTGATGCATTATTAAATTACATAACAGGAAAATATTTATTATATGGAGATTGTAAAAATAAAATGATCCATTTAATTGGTAAAGATATTGTTTGGTTTCATTCTGTAATTTATCCTGCAATTTTAAAATCTTCCGGTCATGAAAAATTTATGCCGGATAAAATTTTAGTTCATGGTTTTATATTAGATAAAAATGGTAAAAAAATGTCAAAATCACTTGGTAATACGGTAGCAAATGATTATTTATTAAAAAAATATCCAGTTGAAGCAATAAGATATTATTTTCTTACAAATACTGTTTTAGGACAAGATTTAAAATTTAATGAAGAAGTTCTTGTTGAATCTTTTAATAAAGTTTTAATAAATAATTTTGGAAACTTATTTCAAAGATTATATAAAATTATACGTCCAATCATAAATGAAATAAATGATAAAATAAAATTAGAAAATAATAAAATATTAACTGAAAAAAATGAATGGAAACAAAAAATAATATTAAATTTTTTAAACACATTTAATTTTAATTATTATAATGATTTATTGCATTCAACGATGATTGAGTGCAATAAAATATTAACTGAAAAAATGCCATGGAAGCTTGATATCATAAATCAAGTTGACATAATTTACGATATTGTAATAAAATTTAATATTATTATGTGTTTAATGTATCCTATAATTCCTGATAAAGTTGATGAATTATCAGAATATTTAGGTTGGAAAAATAAATTAAATTTTAATGAAGATGTAACTTTGATAATTAGTGATCAAGAAAAAGTTAGAGCTTTTATGCATATTAAAAATTAAAAATATTTAATATTATAATTTTATATAAATTAAAATGAATAACAATTCAATATTTGCACCTTGGCAGGATGAGTGTTCAAATGAAGAATTTAATAATTTAAAGCAGCAATGCATAATATGTTGTTCAAACCCTCACAAATATATAAAAACTCACGATTATCCTTGTGTATCAATGAAATATGCTTTTAAATGCAATTCTAATAAATGTGAAAATATATATGCACATAATATATGTTTACAAAAATTTAAAGCATGTCCTGCTTGTAACAAACGATGTAAACCATATCTATATGTAGAAACAATGGGAGATATTTATTTTAGTTGGATATTTAAAAAAATACAAAATAATTTGCATATTTATCATAAAATTAAAATAACAATAATATTATTAATAATTTCATTATTTTTGATGATTTTTGATGTAAATTTTAGTATTTTTGATGTTGACGTCAATATTAATTTTACAATTATTCAAAAAATTTATATTGTTATTGGTACACAAATTATGATCGCAATAATAAATTGTATTGACGATTTTATAAAAAAATACTGGCTTTATAATGAAACAAGCAAAACAATTGTAAAATAATAAATACACTTTAAATTACACATGGTAATACTTATTAATGGAAATAGATCAATATAATTGCGAAGAATATAAAAATAATTTAGTAACATTAATGAATCAAAATGAAAATTATATTTTTGATTGGATCAGTAATAATGAAAGTAATAATATAATAAATTATTTGGTTGAAAAAAATGTAAATGTTTTGTTCTTTCAAATAATAAAAAAGATATTGGATATTTGGCTTTGTATATTTATTGTGATAATAAAGAAAAATACAATATATTCAACATTGAATATTTATACATAACTCCAATACACAGATCAAACCGATTTAGCACAATATTGATAAAATATTTTTTTGACAATCATGACAAATATATAAATAATAATGATTTTAAAAAATATTTTTCATGTGCAATGATGAATAGTCGGTCATTTACAAAATTATTAAATTTAACAAAATTGCATCCATTGATCAAAGATACTGAATCTTTTAAAAATACAGTTTTAAAAGATGTTCATACAATAAATAACGAACTTACTTTTTTAACAGATTATTTGTGTTTTTCTATTTATGACGTTAATATTAATATTTTTTTAGAATATATTTACATACAAGTTAGTGAATTATTTGAATATGTCAAATCATGGTTTGGAATTGAACGTAATGAAAAAAAATATTTAAATTATTATTTCAATAATTATAATATTCCAATGGGTGTTGGATTCAGTATGTTGGTTATTCAAGAATTATAAAAATAATTATTTTTTATACAATTTGTTTTTGAAGGTCATTTTTATTTGCTATCCATACCTCAGTGAATAAATTAATAAAAATTCCAGTTTCTATTACACCAGGTAAACCACATAACTTATTGTGCAATGTTTTTGGATCTTTTATTGCAGTTTTTACTGATAAATTAATAATATAATTTCCCAAGTCTGTTACAAACGTTTCTTCATTTTCCATTTTAAATTCTGCTTGATATCCTTTTTTTATTAATTTATTTAAAGTATGTTTAGAACTAATTTTAAGAATTTCAATTGGAATAATTACTCTTTCTTTCGTTAATTGTTTTGTGTAATCAACAATGATAATAAAACGATGTGTTATTGATTCTACAAATTTTTCTTGTAAAAGTGTACCTCTAGATCCTTTTATTATATATGAAACCGTAATATAATCTGCACTATTAACTGTAATATCAATATGATCAACTTCGTCTATATTTTTAATGTTTAAATCTAGACTTTTTGCAAGTTCTTCTGTTTTAATTGATGTTGAAACACAAGTAATATTTAAATTTTCTTCCTTCACTCGTTTAGCAAGTGCTTTGATAAAATGATTTGTAGTTGAACCAGTGCCTAATCCGACAATATCTAAATCCTTGATTTCTTTAGCAGATTCAAATCCTAATTTTTCTTTGATTTCATCAAATTCATAAATGTCAGGAACCATATGACAATATACTATATTATTGGGTTCAGACTATATTTAAACAAGTGTTACAAATTATAATTCAATTTTTAATAATACAAAAAATTAAATTATAATAATGTGAATTATCAATATTAATAATATAGCAAAAACATGACTAATAACACAATAGAAGATATAATTGATGACATAAAAGAAGATAAATTAAATAATTATATTCCATCAATAACACATTGTGAATGTGGTAATCCTAGATTGTCTGAATATCGTAAATTAAAAACAGACGAAAGCTTGATTGATTATGTGAAAAGAGTTTATGAATATGAAGATGAAAATATTACAACTTTTAAAATGACATATAAAAGACACACTAAATTTATATAAAAATTGATAATTAATTTGTTTTGATAATAAATAAATATATGAAGTCAAAAAATATAGTGACAAACAAAAAAAACATTGTTGTTGATGAGACAATAACTTATTGTAATAAAGAACATTCAACACAATTTGAACACTATTGTATTAATTTACATCAAAATAAATATAATCATGCTACATATCATTGGAATAATATTCCCGAAGATATTTTATTTGAATCTGGATTTATAACCGATTTTAATGCATTGAGAATAATTAGAAAACGAGACAACAAACTAAATAAAATAAATTCAATTCAATTCAAGAATATGGATTAGATGGTATTGCAGTTGAGAAAATAAATAATATTAATATCTATCATGGATTGCAAATGAAATTATGGAAGAATAAGTTAACCGGCCATGATCTGGGAACGTTCTGGCAGATATTGTTATGTAGAATGTTTCCTAAAAATGAGTTGTCTAAAGGATATTTATATCATTCGTGTAAATTAGAATGTAATGTTAACGATGATATTAAAAATGTTAAAAAAGTGATCGCAAATAAAATTACAGATTTTTATGAAAATATTTATCCTAAAAAAGAAATTGAAAATAAACAAGTTGCCAGAGATTATCAAATAGAAGCAATTAATAATTTAAATAAAGAATGGAGTGGTATAAAATCATTAATATTGCCATGTGGAACAGGAAAAACATTTATTGTTTGTAAATATTTAGAAGACAAAAAATTTAAAAATATATTCATTTTTTCACCATTAAAAATTCATGCCAAGCAATTTTTAAACGAAATTAAATTATTTTTGCCAAAATACAATGCACTTCTGGCTGATAGTGACAATGATGGAAATTTAAATATTAATGACATCAAAGAAATATTAAATAAAAAATCAATTATTTCAACAACATTTAAATCTGCAAAAGAAACAATTTCATCAATATTTGATAAAGTAAAAAGTATTGAAGATTCGAATTTAATAATTGATGAAGCACACAATTTGATTGACAACGATGATTTGAATGATATAATCAAAAAGTTCAAAAAAGTATTATTTGTAACTGCAACACCACCAACTATATTAAATGATAAATTTGAATCAGAAAATATATTCAAATATAGTATGCATGATGCAATAAAAAATAAATATATATGTGACTATAAAATATATTTGCCGTTGATTATGAATGATAAAATATCAATTAATAAACCGAACGAATTAAACAAACTTGATGATGACCTCTGTAAAAAAGGATTATTTATAATTAATGGAATGTTGAAAACAGGTTCAAGAAAATGTATTATTTATTTGACATCAATTGAAGAATGTTCAACATTTAATAAAATAATAAAAAAAATAATGAAAAAATATCATTTTTTACCATGTTGGACTGGTGAAATTTCAAGTGATGTTAGTTCTAAAAATAGATGTGAAATATTAAAAAATTTTCAAAAAGATGAAGTGAGATCAGACACATTAAAATTTTTATGCAGTGTTCATATTTTAGATGAAGGAATTGATATAATTAAATGCGATTCAGTATTTATCACAAAAATAGGAAATCACACATCAGATATTAAAACAGTTCAAAGAATTTGTAGAGCAAATCGTTTAGATAAAGAGAATAAAAATAAAGTAGCAAGTTGTTTTATGTGGTGTGATGATTTGAGCAAATCAATTAATTCTTTGCAATTGTTAAAAGAAAATGATATTGATTTTATTAAAAAAATACACGTTATTAATAGTGATTATGATATACAACATGAAAAAAATGATGAAGTTGAATCAAACAATACAAATTTAATTAAATTTATTAATGTAAAGTGTTTGAGTTTAAATGAAATGTGGGAAATGAAATATAATCTGTTGATCGAATATGTAAAGGAACATAAAAAAATTCCTATGTGTAGAGAAATATATAAAAATATAAATGTTAGACAATGGTTGACTGACCAAAAAAAGAAAATAAAAAATAATGAAAATGAAATTTATAAAAAAATGTCAAAAAATAAAATTATTAAAAAATATTTAGATGATTCTTTAAATAATAAAAATAAACCATTAACTTTTGATGAATCTTTGAAAATATTATTGGAATATGTGAACATAAATAATAAAGTACCGAAAAATAAAGAAAAATACAAAAATATAAATATTCATAAATGGATGTCTCATCAAACCCAAAAAATAAATAGTATTGATGACATAATTTATAAAAAAATGGCAAAAAATAAAATAATAGCAAAATATTTAGATAATTATTTGGAAAACAATAAAGAAAAAAAAATAATATTAACATTTGATGAATCACTTGAAATATTATTTGATTATGTAAATACAAACAATAAAATGCCACAATATAACGAAAAATATAAAAATATTCATATTGGAGTTTGGTTAGGTCACGCAAAAAGTAAAATTAAAAATAATGAAAATGAAGTTTACAAAAAATTGTCAAAAAATAAAATAATAAAAAAATCTCTTGACGATTATTTAAAGAGAACAAAAATACCAACATTCAATGAATATTTCAAAATATTCACAGAATATGTAAATGTAAATAATAAAATACCTCTTAATTGTGAAAAATATAAAAATATTGGTGTTGGATCATGGTATAATAATCAAAAAAATAAGATTGAAAGTAATGAAAATGAAATTTACAAAAAATTGTCAAAAATAAAAATCGTCAAAGAGCGCTTAGATAAATATTTAAAAAATAAAAGTGAACCAATATTTGAACAAATGTTAAAAATATTTTTTGAGTATGTGAATTTGAACAATAAAGTTCCAACAAAAAATATAACATTTAAAGAAAAAAAAATAGGAACATGGCTAAATATACAAAAACAAAAAATTAATAATAAAAATGATGAACTGTATAAAATAATGTCAAAAAATAAATTTGTTAAAAAATGTTTGGATGAATATTTGAAGAAAAAAGAACAAAAAATTTAATATATTTTAATAAAAATTAAAAATCTAAATGTCATCTTTATTTAAATAGAAATATTAAAAAATAATAATTTTTCTAGTTTTTACGTTAAATATAAAACATTGATTTACTCAATATTTAAGCATTTCCACCACGCTGTCCGTAAAATGTGGCTTGTTTAGGTGTGACACAAAGACAACCGGAAGAATCATCAAAATTATTTCCACTATACTGGTTAGCTACGTATTTTTGAGCATAAGAACAGTTTGATTTGTCCTTATTATTTAGCTTAAAGGGTGGGGACCACTGTGCTGCACAACAGTTACTTGAAGTTTCATTATAACTTAAATCATATTTTGCTACATCGCCTTTTGGATCCAACATATAGGTTCGTTGATATTTATTTCTTAATTCGGCATTGGTAGCTTCATCAGTGAATGCATCAATTTTGGGATCGGAACCATTATAATTCCATTTGAAACCTCTATTATCAAAAATATCAACATTACTATTTTTATTAACACCATTAATGTTGGAAGGTCCAGAAACAGAACTTGGAGGTTTGGAGTACATACCAGGAGGAGCATCAGTACCATAATCTAATTTGTTAGCATTATCAAATCTATTATTAGTTACAAAATTTTGAGATTTAATTCTAAAACCTTCCTTGGACACAGTAGATGGAGCAAAGGTTTGGTATAATAGATATAAAGCACCAAGCAAAAGTAAAATTCCTAATATCGTTTGTATCATTTATATAATATAAAACATAAAATATAAAATATGAAAAATAATTTATATAAAAATAAACTCAAAAAGAAATAAAAATTATTTGAAGTAATAAAACTCAGTTATAATTATTTATAAAAAAGGAATAAAAATATCTTTGAAAACCCATTCGTTTTCTTTCAACTTGGTTCTTGGATAATAATCAACATACACATCATAATTTGATAAAAAATCATTAATAGCATCAATATATTTAAAATTATTTGAAATTTTATCATAAAAAACATCCTTTGGAATTAATATATTTTTTTTTATACATTTCGTTTTAATATTTTTATATTCATCTGCGGAATCTTTTCTACATTGACGATAAACTCTTTCAAGTTTTGATGTAAATAAGCTATAGTCTACTTTTATTTTATTATTATTAAAATTATGTTTTCTTATAATATAAATACCTTCGGGTGTCACGATCAATGATCCATCAAGTATACCATTATTATGATGTTCAATAAAATGCATAATATCACTTATTGATGGAAATTCATAATATATTTTATAAATAGATCTTGACCCAATAAATGGAGTTGTTGGATGAGTGTGAAAAATATAATTTACATTAAAAGCTTCTTTTGAATTTTTTGGTAAGAAAATAACTGGATCATCATTGTCAATTCTATAATTTGTTAAAATATTTATTCTATCAAGTTTTTCATCTTTAAAATAAATAAATCCAGCATGCTCTGAATAAACAGTTTTACCATAAAAATTATTTGTTTTAATGTAAATTTCTTTACTTCCTACACTATATAATCCATCAATTATATTGATTCCGTTTGTATCTAATTTATACCATGATATTGGATAATTACGTAATTTCAATTCACATATTTTTTCATATAATTTTGTATTAATCATTTTGTGTTCAGATAATAAATGGATTGTGGATTCATCAATAAAAATATTATCACTATTATATGTTTTTTTAAAAATTTTTTTACATATTGGACATTTATTTAATTTATCTTTTTTAGTTGAATCACTAATAATTAAATATATTTTATCTAATATTAATTGACAATTAGTATAAACAAAGTCTGTCATTTATAATAATTATAGAAAAATTATTTTAAAAATATATAATTTCGGTGATGGCATAAAATGATGAATATCCTTTCTTTTTATCTTCTATAATCCATAATAAATCATATATTTTATCTTTCAATTCGACTGTTTCAAAATCTTTAATTATTTCTTTTACAAGATCTTTTACTGTTTCTTTAAAATTATTTTTATCAATTTTATTTATATCTTTGTATTTATTCATACTTTTTATATATATTTCGTTACATATTTTAGTTGTATCTAAACTACAATATGGATTTTCACATGCCCATAATAATTTATTTCCAATTATATTAAATAGTAGAAAATATTTACATTTGACTTTAAATGTGTCAAAATTTATAAATAAAATATTATTAAATTCTTCATGTTTTTTTATTTCATACTCTTTTTTCAATATATACTTGAATAATAATTTCTTACTTGAATAATTCATTTGTACTTATATTATGTCTTGAATTTATTTTTATTTGCTTATTATGTACTCCCCATCTTTTGACATTTTGATGCAATTGATACATACTCTAAATATGTGTTGCTATCGAATGATGGACACATCCAGAATTGATGATTCATTTGTACGTCACTTACTTTTACATTTTTACTATTATTTGTTGTTTGTTTTGTTATTTCAATATTAAATTCGCTTACATTATTACTTGGATAAGAAAATCCAACTCCATTATATTTTGATCCTTTTCCACAGAAATTTTTATTTAAAAAATCTTTTGATATATCTATTGAAACATCATTTGAATGTTTATAAATACTTGGTATATCTGTGTCACTTACCACACGTAATTCGTAAATTACTCCACGTTGATTATCTATGCCACAATTACCAATTGCTTGTAATGCAACATTATAATCTGGTGTTAACATTACAATATTGTTACCAAGAGACATTGGTTTTCGTGTTGGATCAATTAATTTATCAGTTGTTGCAAAAAATAATATTTTTCCTCTTGGTATTTCACATGTGTCACCTTCACAATTTATCATACAATCATCATCTTCAAGTTGTTCTCTTGTATTTTCATCTTGTTTATCTTCATGAATTACATCAATATTTTCAATATCATCATCATCATTATCATCACTATCATCATCACTGTTATCAGTATCATTTATTATTTGATTTTGATCAACTATATTTAAAGGATTTTGATCAACAACAACATTTGGAGGATTTTGATTAATTGCAACATCTTGAGTTATTGGATGTAATATTTCTGGAGTTGGTATGTGAGAAACAACTTGATCAACCATTCCTTGTGGAACAATAGCACTTGCTTGATCAACAACATTAGTTGCAGCAATTGTTGCATTACTGACTGTACTTGCTGCTTGATCAGCTACATTGCTTGCTTGTGTAATTGCATTATTTGCATCATCAAGTGCACCTGAAGCTTTTGTTGCGGCTTTAGACATATCAGCGAATGACACACCACCAGTTTGATCTATATTACGAATAATATTTTTATTTTTGTGAATTCGAGTAAAAGTTAACTTATCAAGAAATTGATTTAAATTTTTGTAATCGGAAAATGAGTTGTCATTTTCTTTTGCAAATTTTGTAATATTTTTTAAATTAGATGTCATAATACTATTAATATAAATACGATATAAAATAATATTATATTATTAATCATAAATGGAAAATAAAAATCACAAAAAATTATTGTGTAATAATATTGTTAACGGTAATAAGTGTATGTACAGACATAAATGTATGTTTGCACATGAATTGAGTGAACAAAAAATAGATTCACCAAGACAAATGGTAATAAAAATGATAAATACGATTGATGATTTGAGTTACGTTGATATATATAACAATAAGCAATTATTTTACGAAATGATAATTATGACGAAAGAATGTAAAAATTGCATAAATGGAAAATGTACTGGTGGTTATAATTGTAAATTTGGAACATGTTTGAGAGATCTTAAAATATGTTATGATGATTTAATATGTGGAAAGTGTGATAATGTGGTTGATGAAAAAACTAAAAGTTGTATATGTGGTGTACATTTAACAGAAAAAAAATTAATTCCATATAATCAAAGACAAAATATAGAAGTAAATATTAAAGAACCGACAATGTTATCATCAAGTAGTATAAATTACAATAGTAAAATAAATGCAATATCGATGCAACTCACAGAAGATACAATTGGAATATCAAGTGATATATTAAAAGGAAAAATAAGCGACAAAGATATAATAAGACAAAGTAGAATAATTTATGATGAATTTATTAATGATAAAGAAGTGAGTAAAATAGAAAATTTAATAAATAACAATAGATTGAAACATAAAATAGAACAAATAGAGATAGAAGAAGAAGAAAACAGTGATGAAGAGAATGAATTTATGGATGAAATAAAAAATATGAAATAAAAATTGATAAAATTAAATAATATATTTTATAAATTAAACCATATAATCAAATAATTAAATTATGAGCGTTCCATTATTACAAAAATATGAATGTGGTAAACTAGAAAATATAGTTGGAAATAAAAAAGCAATATATTCAATAAAAACATGGCTTGACAATTATTATGAATCAAAGAAATTTTTATTAAAAAATGATTTATTAAAAAAATCTTCAAAAGGAAGAAAAAAAAAACTTGTTGGAATAACAGATAATGAAATATTATTAAGTAAACAAAAAGGAAATTTATTAATAACTGGTTCACATGGAACTGGTAAAACATTAATAATGAACTTGCTTTTAAAAGAGAAAGGATACAAAATTTATTACTTTAGTAAATTTAACAATAAATCAAAAATAAATATTGCACTGCTAGAAAAATTGGTCGCAAATAATCATAAAATTGCTTTGGTAATTGATGATCTCGAATCTATCATAATATTAAATGATCGAAAAAGTACTTCGGCGATAATAACTGATAATAATTTTAAGAGAGCATTACCTGTTATTATTTTAACAAATAATCAACATAACAAACAATTGAATGATATTAAAAAATATTCAGATGAAATTAAAATTTATCCTCCTTATCCAAATGAAATTACTGCTTGGTTAACAAAAATATGCATAAGAGAAACGATAAGATTTGATTATGGAATGATGGCAGTATTTATTGAACATTGTCAAAATGATTTAAGAAAGATACTGACACAATTAGATAATTTAAAATTGTATTTTAAAAATACTATTATAAAACGAAGCAATATGGATGATTTTAGAGACACAATGAAAGGTAAAAACCTTGATATAATATTGTATAAAGGAACTGAGGAATTAATGAAGAATTTTGAAAGTATTGAACATTGTATTGATTTGTATGAAGGAGAACGTGTATTAATACCACTGATGATGCATGAGAATTATTATAAATTTATTGAAAAAGATAAATATGCAGAAATAATGGATATTATATCAACTGGGGACATAATTGATAATTATATTCACAGTGAACAGAATTGGAATTTATCTGGACCAAGAGGAATAATATCAACAGTAATACCATCATATTTAATTAATAAATACAGAATTAAAACAAATGGATATACAAAACTATCATTTGCAAACAGTGGTAACAATGGGAAGGATGGAGAAGAACCAGTTGCAGATGAATTAGTATTTGCAACAGATTTAAATAGAACATCAGTAAAAAAAATGAATAGTAAAAATACAAAAAAAATAAATGAAGAAATAAATAAAAATTCAAAATCAAGAAATAAATCGATAGATGAATTCATATATATGGGAGATATAATTCATGCAAATCCAGATTTAGACATTGATTTTTCAGATGAAATTTTGAAAATAAATAAAATCAAATTGAGCACTAAAATTGTTAAAAAATAATAATAATTTTAATGTTCAAATGTTTATGTAAATAATAAAAAATTATTATAAAATAATTTTTATCACTTTAATGTCAATTTTAAGCAAATTACGTAAATTTTGTAAATTATATACTTAAAAATATATAATGTATTTATTAAAAAGTATTTTTTATTGAAAAATAAAAATATATAATTAAATATATATACAATTATGTCTAGTCAAAATTCCAACAAACCTGATATAGATAGAGAAGTTCAATCTTTGTTAAGAAAGAATTCTTCTGGTAAGACCAAAAACACATATGAATTAATGCAAGATCTTAAATCTAAATATAATGATTCTGAGATTGTTGATTCAATCATGCACAAATATAATGAAAAACTTGAAAGAGTTCGAAAACTGGCCCGTAAGATCAAAGAAAGACTTGTTCAAAAACATCCTAATCTTTCAACCAAAGAGTACATTAAAAAAGTCGAAGGTTACAAAGAAAAATATGGTTTTGATGATTCTGAAATGAGCGCAATTATTAACATGATTTTCATGGATAAAAAAAACGTTGATTTTGAAGTCAATGACAACATGACTTACAACGAAATGAGCAAAGCCCTTGGTTTCGTTCCTGCTTCTTACAATTTATCCAACAAACTAAATTTCAAGAAAGAAGAAATTGATGCTATTCAAGGTATTATTGCCCTTCACGGTATGTCCAAAGAAATTCACAACCAAGTAATTCTTTCTCACCTTGTTCACCCTGGTGTTTGTAAACAAACTCTTGATCAATTTCCTAAATACACTTCTGATAAATCTAAAATTAACGTTTTTGAATTTGTCCATCCAGTTATTGCTGCTCTTTTCTTACCTAAAATTGATATTTTGGAAAAACACATGTTACTTGCTAGCATTACTAACATTGTTAAAGCCAAATATGAAGGTAATGAAATCGCAACTCAACCTGAATACGAATTGTATTTCGATATTTCAACTGACCCCGCTGAGACTCAATGCACAACTAAAGTAAAACCTTTTACTGATTTATTGGCCAGAGCTAATGTTCAAACCAAATTGTGGGAAGCTGTTCTTCAACTAAGACAAGGCAAACCCCATACTAATAATCTACAAGGATTTTTAACTGCTATTGACCAATGCAGAGGAAGTGTTTTTGACGCTGCCGATATGGCCTTTATTAAAGATGAAGGAACTATTATGAGAAAACTTTTAGGAGCGTTCTCTCTTAGACCCATTATTGTCAGAACAATGCCTGTTTACAATTCAGCTGGTCTTGGTGCCGCTTTGCCTGGCATGCAAAACTCTATGCCTGGTCAAGGTATTAGTATGGTAACAAATATGGTCAATGTGAACACTGCTCAAATTACAACTTTATCAATGGTACCTTTGAGAATTCCCTTTGTTGATGGTGGAAGCGGAGGTAAAAATAAATTTGGTCTTCAAAATGCTCTTCAACAAACTCAATTGTACATTCAAAACAGACAATTGTCAGTAAAGAAACAAGAAATTCTTTTGGCCAGAGAATTTATTACTTTTTACATCAACAGACGTTCTCAAACATTTGATTTCATGAAATATTTAACTCCTTTCTCTATGTCAAATCTACCAATTTCTGTAAATGGATTGGAACAAGCCATCACTGCATCAATTGAATTTGGTGTTGAAACTGGAAAAGACACTGGCATATTTAGAGATGATGTCCATGAACATAATTTTACGGTGTCTGTTGGTGATAGTAAAGAATTTGCGTTAATGTCTGCGGTCACTGTAAAGACATTCAAATCTAAAATTAACAACGTAAATATTTCTGGACAAGATGATAGCACTGAAAAAGATCTTATTGTTGGCTCTAAAGCTTATGTTCGTGCATTCACAAATGACACCGGAGCTGTGCTTGAATGCAGTGAAATGAATGGAATTTTATCTGAAAAATTACTTCCAAGTGGCAAAGAATCTTATTTATGTTATGACCCATTACAACTTGGTGAAGGTTGTGAAAAAGATGGAAAACATGGCGATGGCACCGAATATAAATCACTTTATAATGCGGATGAAAATAAATCAGTTAAACCATTTTCAAAAGTGTCATCATCCATGGCCAAACAAGATATTAAAAATTGCGGAACTCTACTAATTTTTGTAAAATGTGGTAAATCAAATAAATCAACTCTTGTTGAAGAAACGGACGTTATTAGAAAAGATGTAACTCCAGAACTTACTAAAACTCAGAATGAACAGTACAGCAATGATTATGTTGATAGAATTGCCGCCTTCATTTTAAGTGTTCAAAACATTAGTTTAACAAACCCAAACCCAACTGTCAACAAACTTCTTGAAAAAATGTCATCAAAACAAACTGACATTGACGTGTCAAAAGAAGTCACCAAAGTTAATAAAGAAAATGTTAAATCATTAGTTGAACAAATACAACAAGTTGATGAATTTGATTCTGTTAAATTTTAATGAAGATTATAATTTAAACGTATTTAAGTGATTAATTTTATTATAAAAATTATTATAAAATAATTTTTATCAACAATGAACACAGTTTATTTTACAAATAAATCATATAATACAATTTTAATATTAAACAAATAAATATAAAAAAAAATATATATATATAATTATATACACGATTATGTCTAATCAAAATTTTAAGCTTGATATTGATAGAGAAGTCCAATCTTTGCTAAGAAAAAACTCATCTGGAAAAATAAAAAATACATACGAACTTATGGAGGATCTTAAATCTAAATTTAAGGATACTGATATTGTTGATTCAATTATGAGCAAATATAATGAAAAACTTGAAAGAGTTCGAAAACTAGCTCGTAAGATCAAAGAAAGACTTGTTCAAAAACATCCCAATCTTTCAACCAAAGAGTACATTAAAAAAGTCGAAGGTTACAAAGAGAAATATGGATTTGATGATTCTGAAATGAGTGCCATTATTAATATGATTTTCATGGATAAAAAGAATGTTGATTTTGAAGTCAATGACAACATGACCTATAATGAAATGAGTAAAGCCCTTGGTTTCGTTCCTGCTTCTTATAATTTAACTAACAAGTTGAATTTTAAAAAAGATGAAATTGATGCTATTCAAGGTATTATTGCTCTTCATGGTATGTCCAAAGAGATTCACAATCAAGTAATTCTTTCTCATCTTGTACATCCTGGTGTTTGTGCACAAACTCTTGCACAATTTCCCAACTACACGTCTGATAAATCCAAAGTTAATGTTTTTGAATTTGTTCACCCGGTTATTGCTGCTCTTTTCCTTCCTAAAATTGATATTTTAGAAAAACACATGTTGTTGGCCAGTATCACTAATATTGTCAAAGCTAAATATGAAGGAAATGAAATTGCCACTCAACCAGAATATGAATTATATTTCGATATTTCAACTGATCCTGCTGAGACCCAATGTACTACCAAAGTAAAACCTTTCACTGATTTACTTGCAAGAGCCAATGTGCAAACTAAGTTATGGGAGGCCGTTTTACAATTAAGACAAGGTAAACCTCACACCAATAATCTACAAGGATTTTTAACTGCTGTTGATCAATGTAGAGGAAGTGTGTTTGATGCTGCTGATATGGCTTTTATTAAAGATGAAGGAACGATTTTAAGAAAACTGTTAGGAGCATTTTCTCTTAGACCTATTATTGTAAGAACCATGCCTGTTTACAACTCTGCTGGTCTTGGAGCTGTTTTACCTGGTATGCAAAATAATATGCCCAGTCAAGGTGCTAGTATGATGAGTAATATGGTAAATGTTAATACTGCTCAAATTACAACTTTATCAATGGTACCTTTAAGAATTCCTTTTGTTGATGGACCAAATGGAAATAAAAATAAATTTGGTCTACAAAGTGCTATTTCACAAACACAATTATATATTCAAAACAGACAATTATCAGTAAAGAAACAAGAAATTCTTTTAGCCAGAGAATTTATTACTTTTTATATCAACCGACGTTCTCAAACTCTTGACTTTATGAAATATTTAACTCCATTTTCAATGTCTAATCTGCCAATTTCTGTAAATGGATTGGAACAAGCCATTAGTGCATCAATTGAATTTGGTGCAATGACTAAAGACGCAAGTGACGGAAGTGATTATTATGATCAAAATGACGAGAACGAAAAGAATTTTACAATAAATGTTGGCGACAGTAAACGTTTTGCATTAATGTCTGCTGTCACAATCAAAACATTTAAATCAAAAATTAACAATGTCAATGTTCCTGACCAAAGTGAAGGCACTGAAAAAGATCTTATTGTTGGATCCAAGGCTTATGTTCGTGCTTTTAATGATGGAACTAGTCCAATGTCTTGTGATAAAATAAATGGTGCTAATTCAAGTGTTTTAATTCCTGATGGAAATGAAGAATATTTGTGCTATGATCCTTTAGATCTTGGTGAAGGATGTGATGACAAAGGACATGGTAGTGGTAACAATAATACCAGTTTTTATAAGAATGTTAATGACAAACAAATTGTTCAACCTTTTGAACGCATTTCAAGTAATGTTGCCAAACCTGATATTAAAAATTGTGGTACTCTACTTATTTTTGTTAAATGCTCTGTGGCACCAAATAAAATTACAAATAAAACACTCACTGTACCTCCACGTGGTGTAGCAATGCCCGGCGCATCTGGAAGCGAAAATATTCGTCAACCAATTCTTCCAAAAAAAACAACAGTAGTGACTTTCGCAGAAACACTTGCAGAAACAGTTGTTAAACCAATTAAAGAAGATACTTCTGGTGATAAAACAACCGAAGCAGTAAAAGAAATGTTTGAACAAAAAGTACTAGTGAATGATAACAATATGCCCATTATGAATCGTAATCTTTTAAACTCACTGCAAAATCATAGTGTAAAACTCAAAAATACTACAACAGACGCACAAAATGAAGCGATTCCAGTTCCCAAAGACGCTATTAATGCAATAAAAAATGAAAAATTACAACTGGAGGATTTATTAAAAGAAATACTGAACGCAAGGCGCAATCAGATTGCTCCAAGTAATGATGATAACAATGATGAGTGGGATGATGCCACTGGAGGTGGTCACAAAAATGATGAAAAAATACGACTACTTGAAGAAATAATTAATAATTTAGATGAAGCAATTAAGGCTGCTGAAAAATCACAAGAATAAGAAATAAATATTTAAAATAATTAATTTTAGTTTTATAAAAAATTAAAATATATTTTTAAAAAAGGGTTGTAATAGACGGAAGTTGTTTACGACCTTTACTATTAACATTTACAGGAAGAGGGATAGGATCAATAGGTTTATCAAGTTGTTGAATATAAGCATCATCTTGTCTGACTGCGGTTATCATATCAGGAATAATTCTTTTCATAACTTTTTGATTTAAAATCTTTACCTGATGTACAATTTTATAAGGACTATTGATAGCATCGGACAAGAGTACGTTTCTCATGACAATGATCAAATCTGATTCATTTTGATCCATATTAAGTAAATATTTGCCCTGAGTTTCAATAAAAACTTGTTTTTTAATCATTTTTTGGATACGATTGATATTATCCATACAAAGAAATAATTCGGAAACAGGAGTTGGTGCTTGTAGATTACCCAATACAGATTTAGCAATGGATCCTTCAGTAGCCCAATTATTTTTATCTTGATTGACACGATTAAAATGATAACCGTTCAAAGGATTAGAAGATGTACTGGCATTTGAATTAGGATTAGAATTATTAGCATGAACACCTTTATGATTAAAAATAACATTTTGTTCAGGATTAACAAAATCGCTAGGAGTAAAATTATCAATAAAACAATAGTTCATATATTATATTATATGAATATAATAAAAAATATTATGATGATACATATAAAATAATATTTAATAATAATATTAACAATAAATAATAATTATCAAAGATAAATAATATGGAAAAAGAAATATTCAAAGTGAGTGAAGAAATATATGCAATTAGTTTTCATAATTTTATGAAAGTAAGACGTGATTATAAAATGGGTGATAAAATTATTCCAAATAGTGAAAATGATAATTTTCCTTACAATGTTTTAAATATAGATGTTTGTTATGAATTATTATATAAATTTGAAGGGGCATGGTATTTATTAAAGTATCAAGGATTTGATAATAATTTAGCGACAAGATGTCAACAAGGAGAATACAAAGAATATAAAATAGAATTAGGAGAAGAGTATGGATTAACATTCATTCCGTTAACGAATAATAAGTTTGAGAATATATATAATAAAATAATGGACGACGACATCGAAGTATCAAAAACATATGAAAAAATAAATCCAGATATAAATACAATAACGGATTACATATTAAAATTATTATTATCAGAGAAATGGTCATTTTATTGTTATAATTGTGTTGATGGAAACAAAGTAAATAATTTAAATGTTGAAATGATTGATGTTAAATTAGTTAAAAATGATTATTCAAGATATGATTTAATAATGACATATAAAGGAAAGAAATATTATTATTCAGAAATAGTGATGCATTTTTGTTGTGGAGGAGGAAAAAATACATTTGTATTACAAGAATCAGAAGAAAAAATGTTAGAATTTAATGATTGGTTTGATATTGAATTGGATAAGATGTATAAAAACAAAGAGATGAATTAAATACCGAAAAAGAATTGGAAGAAATAAAAGATAAATTAAATAAATTGAACACTAATATTTAAATAAATAATTATTAAATTTGTATTTAATAATAATCAAAAATAATTAAAAATAATTAACCAATAATAAAGTTATCGTCAATAACTTCATCATTACTTCCAACTGGTTCACCTTCTTTGAGATCAAATTTCAAAACTCCAGGATCAATATATGAACTAGTCAGATCACGTGGAATTTCATTAATAACAAAATTAGTTCCCGTTTCCGTTTTTGTGATACACTCGAATGTGTCAGAATTGTTAACAGTACGAATAAATAACACAAAAACGAATGAATCATAACTTTTTTCATAAACAATAATATCACCTCGTTTGGGTTGGACAAAATAATCTTTATTGATGTATTGAATTTCGGTATCTCTCAATAGTGTTCCAACTCTATTATGAACAGAATCTTTTAATGTTTCGAGAATAAGTGAATCAAACATTTTAATAAATTGTTCTTCAATTGTTTTTACATCTTGACCAAAATCAAGTGCGTTATTGGAATCAGCAAACACTGTGCTGATATCATTTATTTTAGCATCCCATATATTTCTACCTTCACCTTCACCAACACCAACAAAAGTGTTACGACCAGTAGGATCAGATGAAGTTTTATTAAAAGTTGTTTGAGATAAAATTTGTGTCATATTATTGTACAAACATTCATAAATTTCTTTGAGATAATTATCATCAGAAATTCCATCACCGTTACTTAATGAATTCATTAATATTTTAGATTTTTCATTATCAGTGGGCTCTTGAAATCCACAATCAACAAGAAGAAGATTACCATAATTACGTAAATAATAATTAATTCCACGAATGTTATATTTCCAAACACTGAATGTCATAGTTGGTCTATCAACAATTTTAATAAAAAAATTATTATCAATTGCCATTTCTCTAAAAGTAAATTTATATTTAAACATGACATAAAAAGAAATAATCATTTGTTGTAAAATATTTGTCCATAATGTTGGTAATTTATAACCAGAATGAGTCATTGTAACAACACCTTTTTTAGTCACTTGATTGTTAGAACCCCAAGTGCAAACACTGTAATCAGGCGATTCTGTTAATATAGATATAGTTGAAGCAATATCAGGAACATGTGATGGATCATTGGACGCGTTAGCAGCATTTTTATATTTGGGAAATTTAATGTCGGGATTAATAGTTTGAAAATAACAATAAGATTGAATAAAATTGGGACAAATATCATTACTACAAATACTATTTCTAACAAATTCGTAATAATAATTTTCTCTCCAAGAATCATAACAAAATTTATTATATTTGTTACTTGTTGCTTTTTCATTATTAAATTTTGAAATGATGGAATCAATATTTCCAATAGACCCATTTAATATTTTTTTAAATTCTTCGCCAGTTTTATATTGAGAAACGCATTCATTAAATGTTTGACCATGAACACGAATATTTAAACCGACTGAAAATTTTGAACACATAGCTTGAGAATTATCATTTTTAGAAATAGGATAACAACTAGTATATAAAAGCAAATTATTTTGCAAATTTTTATAAGGATTTGGATGACCACTAGAATCATAAGGGTTGATACTAAGAAAATTTAATTTAGAATTGAGACTTCGATTAGAACCGGAGAAATCAATATTTTCACCATCATGTTCAACAATAAAATTACCTCGAATGTAACCGGTTAAATTTTTACGATCTTTTATAGTTTTATAAGAGGTATAATATTCTTGAGGTATTGTCATATCTTCAAATAAACTAAACGCTTTTTCGTGATCAGTATTTGGGGCACCAATTTGAATATTATAATCTTTGTAAATAAATGGTTTATATAAATCAGCCATCATGCTATTAACATGAGTTTGATATTGAGGAGGTACATAAGGTGTTGTCAACGCAATTGGTTCAACTGGCATAAATGGTTTTTTACCAGTATAAGGATTTGGTCCTTTTGGAGGAGGAGGTTGATAAACTTGTAAATCAACTAGTTTATTTTGAGGACCTGGTAACATACTTTTTAATTTATTTTCATAACTGTCATTTTGATTACCTTTATTATCTTTATTATATTTGTTGTCTTTATAATTTCCATCACCAGAATCTTCTTGTTTAGGTTTTTTTGGATGATCTTTATCATAGGGAGAATTATATACTTTTTGGTATATTGGCATTTCTCTACCAGTGCCACCAATTTGATTTAATTGATTTGATTTATTTAAAAGTGGAGACTTGGAACTATTTGTCTTTTTGTAAGAAAAAAATTTTTTTTTTTTTTATTAGAATTGCTTCCACCAGTTTGAGGAACTGAAAAGTTGGCTAAACCAACAGTTGAACTAAATTCGTTCATAATAATTTTATTAATTTCATTTTCATATTCATTATTGTAAGAAACATTTTTGGCACCGCCCATCATTCCTCCCATACCTTGAGAACCAGCCATACCTGCAACATCAGAACCATACATTGGTAATCCACCCACAGCACCATTACCTTGTCCCATTAATCCTTTATCCATAATTTCTGGTTTGCCACCAAATTCGGACATTTGTGGAGGAGGCATTTGACCTTGAGCTTGACCTTGCATGACAGCAGAATCAGAAAAATAATGTTGCATTTCAGGAATTATGGGGATAAGAGAATTATCACCAAGTTGACTGAGAACTGAGTTCATATCAGTATTGGAACCCATTTTCATATTAGATTGAGGAAACATTGGCTCAATACCGGACTCGGCCATTAAATCTTTTTTAGGAGCAGCAGAATTATCAGCATCAAATTGAGGTTTTTGGGCGATAGCTTGTTTATTAAATTTCATATTATCTTTAGAATTATTATCCATTTTCATAGTTCCAAGAGCATCAAAAGCACTACCAAATGCATTTTGAGGTTGTTGAGGCATACCTTGCATAGCTTGCATACCTTGTTGGGGCATACCTTGTTGGGGCATACCTTGTTGGGGATGAAAATTGTTTTGTAAATTTTGAATATTTTGAGATCCTTGTTCGGTGTCATCCATATTAATAGTGGAAGAATCACTCATATTACCCTTTGATTTTTTCTTGGAAGAAGTTTTTGCATTTTTGCTTTTGGTGGGGGCAGATTTAGATTTGGAAGGTTTATTTTCATTTAATAATTTTTCGTACATTTTTTTATAATTTACATGTCCACCACTTGAGAATGGAGTTTTACTTTTATCATCATCACCTTCAGAAATAAAATCATTTTGTTCTTCTTCTTCAACAGTGATCAAGTTATTATCACCATCACTATCACTTTCATCTTCATCTTCATCTACTTTTTCATCATCTTCATCTTGATCATCTTCACCTTCAGACTCTTCCTCAAACTTTTCTTGTTTTTTGACGGATGTTTTTTCGAGTTCTTGATTGAGTGACAATGTTTCTTCGTCATCATCTTCAGTGTCAAAATCTTCATCATCAGTAGTTCTTCTTAATTTGGAAGATCTTTTAGAACCTTTCTTGGAACCTTTCTTGGAAGATTTTTTGGAACGTCTTTTTACGACAGGTTCTTCGGCAACTTTTTTAGATTTATTTTTTTTTCTAGCTCCACCGGTAAGTATTTTAATATTAGACGAAGTTAAATCTCTATATCCTATAAAATCGGATTCGAAATTGTCATTTTTTAAAATATCTTTATATTCCATGTTTATAAAACTAGTAAAGAAATTATTTTTTAATAAAATTTGTGATGGAATAATCGAAACATAATGAAGATCAAAAAATGTGGCTTCATCAATAAGTGGATTATTAAATATGTTTATATCAATATCAACAATTTTATCGATTATAGTTGAAACAATGTCAAAATTATTTTTGTTGTTTTCTTTACAAAAGTCATACAACGATTTTAAATAAAAGTATAACTCGTAAGAAGGATCAATAAAATTAGAGCATTTAGCATGATCATTTGGGAGTGAAGATATATTAGAAAATCGATAATTAAATAATTTGCAAGTGTAATTACAGTCAGAAAGTTTGAATAATGTAGTTTGAAATTTAACATTAATATTTCTGGGCACAGATTCTTTAACAATCAGAAATGCGTTAATATCAAAAGATCCATGTTTAAAATTAGAGAAATTACTGAATAAAAATGCATAAACATAAATTACTTGAAACATAATTTGAGCAACATCATTTTTGGACAGATCACTTTTAAATAAATCTTCCATTGATATATAGGATTGAAAATGTTCATAAATAGAAATACAAAATAAATCATTATTATTTTCTTTGTCGGAATATTTTTTGTTATAAAATTCTTTATTGATAATATTTGAATAATCGTCACATTTATTCAAGTCTGATGCTCGAACATCAAAATTACAAATATTAAGTAAGAAAAATGGAATATTTTCAGTAATAATAAATCGTGATGTGATTTGATTCATAAATAAATCATATTTTATATCATTGATGGTCTCAGTAATATTATTATTATTATATTTTTGAATAGCGAGAGTCACAGGATGATTTTTAAAATATTTTTTAAGAATAATTTTTTTATAATTTTTTTTATTAATAGTTGTGTTAGTACATGATATAATTTTAAAATTTTCTTTATTTTTGAAAGATTTATTTAAAATAATTTTATAATCAAAATCTTTTTTAATTAAATCATATACATTGATTTTAGATGGTTCTAGTTTTTCAAAATAAAATTTATTTATTGTATTTTTGTCTTTTAAATAAACAAATTCATACAATAAATTAATTAAGTCGTCAATATTATTATAATTAATACTCATTTATAATAATAACTCATAAAATAAAAAAATTTAACTATCTTTAAAACAACTGAAAAATTGATGTTTTAGCAAGTCAATTGGTAATATGTATTCTATATCATTTTGTAATCTACATCTGTCATTTGTATATCCACTTTTATGTTCGGGTTTATATTCATTTGGAATAACATATTTAATAAATTGTTTAACTTGCATTGGAACTTTTTTTGATTTAAACAAATTGGGTAAAAATCCCTTATAAACAAGAGTGCAGAAAAAATAATGCAAATCATAATATCTATTTTGTTTTGATGTGATGTTCATTTCTTGACTCCATTCTTGATAAACTTTTGTATTTTCAACAACATTTGGAATACATGCAAAATCAAAATCCCACATATATGTAAAATATCCAAATCCAGGAACACAATAAACATCACCTTCAATTGAATAAACAGAAATCACATCACCATTATTTATTTTTGAAATTAAAATATTATTTGCTTTTAAATCATTATGTCTAAATGAAGGATATTTTAATTGTATTTTTGCAAGAGTTGATATTATTTGAAAAAATATACACTTCCAATGAATTAATTCCAAGTTTTCATAATGCTTTTTTAAAAACATTCCTAAATCACCTCTATTTGCCCATTCTGATATAATTACGGATACTTTATTATGATATAAGCCATCTTTATAATTTTTTAAAAATTCTTTGTATTTTTTATTATTTTTCACATCTTCATCAATACCTTCAACAAATGGAGTTATTGAAGTATTAAATATACCAATCGGTAATACAACATGAGGGGTATAATCTTTTATTACAAAATATGACAATAATTTTAACATATTTATTTCTGCATTTTCTGGACGATAAATATTATGTATTGATCCATTTTTTTTTGTATATGCTACGACTTTCACACCAAATGCACTCTCTTCATTGCCTTTGTCATCATAAATTATTCCTTTGAAGGTGTTTCCATAAGCTCCAGATTTGATATAGCGCAAACTACTGTTTAGTTTATTTATGATTTTATAAAAATTTTGATTTTTTTTACCGAGGATGATTCTAGAATCAAAACTTTTATTTTCTTTGATTTCTTTGGCGCCTTCAAAAACGTCAGTTTCATCATTGGAATCAATATTATCGAGAGGATTAATATTGTTTAAATTTGATTTATCAAGTAAATTTTTAATATTATTCATTCGCTCTCGAATTGATGAAGTGTGTTTTATTTCAGCAGAGTTTATTGTAAATGATGTTTTATTGTCGTCAGACGTTCTATTATTATTCATTGATATAATTGGGTTTATAATTTATATATTTATATTTAACTTTTTTCTTTAACTCAAGATTATAAAAATTGTATTTTATTATTTTTAATTTGATTCATAATATTTTTTAATAATCACAATTATTTTTGATATTACTAATGATTTTATACTTTGTTATGATAAAGTTTGTCAGATATTGTATTTTTATCATTTTTTATATTTAATTTACCAACACCATTAATGAAATCATAATATTCGTTTGGTATTTTTACAGTACATTTCCAATAAACAGATTCTTTATTAACGTCAATTTTAAAATTATTTGGCATCATATATCCAATTTCTAAATTATTTTTAAATTTATCAATAATTGATTGTTCAATAACATATTTATATGTATCGGGAGGAATTGCAATTAATAATTGTTCGACTGGTTTCAGAACACGTTTATTTTTTTTGATAACAACTTCTTTTGGATAAAAATTAATAATATCTTTTATCAAGGGCGCAACTGGAAAATTGTATGACCATGACCACGATGCACATTTATTAAAATAATATTGAAAACACCATTCAATTCCAGTGATATAATTGGAGACCATATTTTGAATATCGGAATCATTAATTTCGATAGACGAAGTACCTAAATAATAATTATAAAATTCCTCTCTGGATGAAAATTGTATTCGATCAAGAAAGTCAATATTTTCAGTTTTACCAGAAATAAAATTATTCATTGCTTTTTCATGATCAAAATTTTCATTTTTTCTTCGATTAATATATTTCCAAATATTTATTTCAGTCCATTGAATTTTTCTTAAAAAGTATAAGAATGAATTATGATTTATTTTAAATGTTTTTTTCTTACTTTCTGAATCATAACATTCTTTAATTAAAATTGGAGTATTATCATTTAATTGATTTTTAAATGTTTTTAGAAAAGTATCAATAATTTTATCCAACCCATTTTTTTTAATGTCAATTGATATTAATCTTGGTAAAAAATCATTTCCTACCAAAAAACATAACAATATAAAATCATTCGTTAAAATTCCCATATTTTTTATTAACATGTGCAACTTTGAAACATCAATATAATTGTATGCAATTGTATCCGATAAGTTTACTTCTTTACCATTAAAAATTTGTTGTTCTCTCATAATATAAATATTATAATTTTTTCCAACAGATAAAGATAAAAATATTAAATCTGCATCTAATCCATAAATCACGATTGTTTTTTCTTGAGATATATTTTCTTTAATGTATTGTAAAATTTTATGTTCACCTTCTCCTTCAGAATGATATGACGAATACATCATATTTACATTTTTATTATTGTATGTTTTTACATATTTTTTTATTGCTAAATGCATTATTTCCATTAAATCTGTTCCAGGCGTTAATTCAATTGATTTTAGTGGAATATTTGATTCATGAATTCCGTCTTTATTTATTTGAGAAGGTGTATTAAATAATTCTGAAACATCACTTTTCATTTTTGAATCAAATAAATATTTATATCTTCGTTGTCTTTGTTGTGTTATTTTAGCAATTGGTGCAACACCATCAATAGCAATGAAACAATTTTCACAATTAAGAACATCGATAAGGTAATTTACATATTCATTAAATGATCTAATAATTTGCTCAATTAATTCATTTCTTGGATTATCAATATTTTTTATTCTATTATTTTTATTTCCATCTTTAAATTCGTCAATAATGTATTTTACACACATGTGAAATGAACCATTTCCATCGATCATTAGCCAATCTATGACATCTGGTTTATCAACAATTTCATTAATTATGACATTTTTACATTTAAATTTATCTTTACTAAGTGTGAGCCATCTATAAAAACTTGGAACTCCCATACACAATAATTAATATATACAATAATTTATTTAAGTAAAAATCAATTTTTATTTTTTATTTAACATATATATATATATATAATGTCATTGAAAAATAGTGATGCGATTATTAACGAAATCCAAAAATTAGAAAATAGTATGTCTAGACAAAGTGGTCATGGTAAAAAAAAATCTGCCGTAGCTGCTGAAAATTCTAAACCTAAAAAAAGTTCCAGAAAAGGTTCTAAAAAAGGTTCTAAAAAAGCTGTTAAGAAAGGTTCTAAAAAAGCTGTTAAAAAAGGTTCCAAAAAAGGTTCCAAAAAAGGTTCTAAAAAAGGTTCCAAAAAACTAGCAAAAGTTATGGATCTTGAAGGTGGTGGAAAGAAAAAGAGATCTAAAAAAGGAGCTAAAAAAGCTGCACCTGTTGAAGTAAAACCTAAAAGAAAATCCAAGAAAGATTCTAAGAAAGGTTCTAAGAAAGGTTCTAAGAAA